TTCTATACTTGAACCACCTGTAGGGTGAGCAGTGTTTTCTTGTCCTGGGAAATTATGAAAGTGACCTGGATCAGTTACTGTAGCTACGTGCGTATGTGAAGGAATCTGGGTTGTTAAAAGTGTAACTGAATTAGCTCCAGCTGTTGTACCTACACCATAAGAAGGATTAAAAGCACTTAATGCAGGGTTAACAGCACTGCTCATAGTTCCACCTCCCATAGTGCCATCTGTAACACCCACTGGCATTCTTCCTCTTAAGTCTGGAGTGCCATTCAAACCGTTACATAAATATACATTTTCCCAATATCCTATACCTTCACCAACAACATTCAAAGAATCCCCACCAGTAGGAAAGCCTGTGAGTGGTCCAAAATAAGGAATAGGTGAATATGGAACCATTTTGTTATACGCCTTATTTGAAGGTGCTACACTTGCAAGATAGGCCGCAATCAATGTATTTAATTGAGATATCTTTACATAGTTTGTATCTACATCTAAAGCAAGTGCTTCAAGGTCAATTTCAAGAGCACAAACCTTATTAATGACAGCTTGTACAATAGCATGTGTGTTAGAAGAGCTTGTCACTCCAGAAAGACATTCTATTGTATAATCTGCGTTCAATTCAGCAATGTCTGCAACAACTGCATCCACTTGTTCTTGTAGATCACAAGCAGCTTTTATAAGAGCGGTAATTAAATCTACAACAGTGATGTCTTGACACGTAGGGAGATTCTCTTGAACAAGGGTACAAATGATTTCTGAAGGAATATCTATCTTTATACCTGTACCATCTAAGGTGGATGTTAAAAACTCAATCAATGCTTGTTCTACATAAGAAAGACTATCTCCTTTTTGTATACCTAAAACAGGTACATCTATACCTGTATATTTAACACATTGATCAGAAACAATTTCAGCGCACCCATTAAAACAATTTGAGCAACCCATTTTATAGTTTATTTATGTATTAATAATTTAACTCTGCTAGCAATTTGTTCAACTGTGTATCCGCTAGCATAATCAGGATTACAAAGTTTGTATTGTAAAATTCTCTTATAATTTAATAAGTCAAGTGTCAATTGTCCTTGTATCTTTCTGTTCAAAGAGAACACTGTATTGTTATACAGATCTTTAGCAAGCTCTGTTAATTTACAATCAATGTCTGCAAGTAAAACAGGAACACTAGAACAATTTATACAATCTGTAAGTCTTGGTAATAACATTTTTTACTCTTTTTGTTCCTTGTTGAGCAATAGAATGACATGCTGCACAAAGACCGTTAATCAATTGACATCCACAGCCAAATTTAGCTCCACACTGTTTACATTGTGCCATATTAATAAAAGTTTGTTATATAATTTGTTCCAGAACACTGACAACCATTCTTCATAAAATTGTTTAACATCTTACTTGCCTGGTTGTAAAGTTTGTTTGCTTCATTAACAGCACAATTATTAGCAGCAGCTATTGCTCCTTGTATAAAGAAGTATATACTGTTAAGGTCAACTTTTGCCTGTGTTTTAATAGCTCTGTCACATTCCATCATGTCAAGCTTCATAAAAGCTTCATCAAACCTTTGTTGTAATTTGTCTACACGAATTATGCTTTTCTCAACATTGTTTAAATATGCAGGAGCAACTGAATATTTTAAATAATACACCCCATCAGGAAGAGGAAGTAAGGGATCACCTACTTCTGACAGTCCTAAAGAAGTGGAATTAAATAAATTAAGTTCATTTGGTTCAAAAGGAAGAGCCACTTTACCAAAACCAGGAATTGTTATTTCAATTGTTGGAGAAGAAACAGGAGGAGATACAGGATATGTGGATGCATCAGCAATACCTAAAACTTCTACGTTATATGTTGGTATTACTAATATGTCTAATTTTAAGTCTGGCATTGTTTCTAAATAAATATGCCAGAGGATTGAGTGCTATCCTCTCACCTCTGGCATAGGTTATATGATCAGGTTTTCTCTATTTCCTCATTAAGGAATTAAAGTTGTTGTAGTGCTTGTTGTAGGCCATACAGTGGTAGTAGTGCTTGTAGTTGTGATACAAGTGTTACCACCTTCAGGAACACCCAATGCATCTTCAAGAATAGCTCCAAGTGCAGCAGAAGCAGCCTGAGGAACAGCAATGATTACCATGCTATCTTCCTTAATGTAGTCACCCCAGCTATAAACAGACTTGTCATACTCATTAAACTTAATGTAATAAGTGTCATAAGTAGTACCAGCACTCACCCAGCTTTCAAAGTTTTCGTTGTAACCAACCATTCTGTAGAGATGCTTCAAATAACCAGCTTGGTAGCTATAGAAGTTCTTTTCTAATTGGATGATTTCATCAGAAGTACCTGTAGGATAGGAAGCACGCTGTGTAATAGTTGCTGTAGCAACAATGTTACAATTGTCAGCCACAATAAAGTCAGCAGTGGTAGCAGGACCAGAATAAACGAAAGTACGGAAGTACATTCTATCATATTCAAAAGGAAATGCTGCTACATCACAAGGCTGGCCATATTTAGTCAGAGGCTTACCAGAGATGCGAAGAATTGCATTAGCATCGTTACCAATTCTTTGGAACTGATAGAAAGTGCTAAAGCTAATGTTGTCAGGATTGATACCAGGTCCTTTTTGCTGAAGCTTAAGAATAAAAGCATCAATCAAAGCAGGAACATCAACAGTGTCACAAGGATCACCGCCACAATCGCAACAAGGAGCTTGAACAGTTACACTACGAGTGAAACCGTTAAAGTAGAGAGTGTCAATGTAAGAAGAGTGTGCACGTAATGTTAAAGTTACAGTGTCACCACATTTTACGTTCCAACCACTAACATCAGTTACCTGAGTTGCAGCTGTAGGACATCCTGTTACAGTGTACCATTCAGTTACGTTTGATTTACAATTTCCACCTTCACCACATCCAGAGATTTTGTCTGAACGCTTAGATCCTTGTAAATAAGTGTTAACCCTACCTTGGGCAATGTAGAAATAAGGGGCACTACCAGGAGTGTTTGTAGCTACATAGTTGTTATCAAAGATACCAACTTGGCCAGCTGTAAGGTTCTGCGTAGAGCTACCAGTTGGGAATGAATTTTGCCCCACTGGCACTACGAAGAGCGTAGTTAATGAAAAATCAGCCATTTTGTTTTATATTTAAATTGTGAAAAAACTTATTCGTTTGTTTGAATCCTTATCTGTGAACTTTGTACAGCAGATTGATTTTCTGTATACATAGCAAGGTTTTGAACTGTTAAATCCAGAAGCTCGTCTTCTAAATATGTCTCAAGTTCACAATCTTGGTCTACAGAAGGTGTTCCGTCAAACTTTACATATCCAGATTTATCAATGTAAACAGGATATCTCATGTAAGATATGTAAATCTTTTTAGGTGTAAATGTACCATCTGTAAATATACTTATTTCATCAGATGACAGGAAGTTGAATGTTTCCTGATATTCGAAAGAAGGCTTATAATGGTTGTTGTTCAGAATGAACTGTAAGTCACCATGTTTAGCCAAATCTCTATTTATCCAAATCTTTCTATCCTTACATTTACCTTTATCTGCTAATACATAACTATCGACATAGAACATGTATTTTGGAGATAGCTCATTTATTTTAGCATACCATTGATTCAGCTCAGGATTTTTAACTTTTAATTCAAGAGGTTGATTAATATAGGTGATAACTAAACTTTGTAAATCTTCATACCGTTTCTTAAAAGAATCGAGTCCCAATCCACTCAGTGTGCTAAACCCATCAACCTTTTGTTTTATCAGCTTAATTTGAGCTTCGTTCAAAGCTAAAATCTTATCTTCTAACTGTATCTGTTGATGTACATTAGTAGATAGTTTATTTAGTCTTTGATCAATCTTATATAATAAACTATCTACAGGTATCATACAGACGCAAGTTTCTTAGTTTTTAATTTTTGTTCAAGAGTGATTAGCTCGTCTTGATTATCATCATCTGCCAAGAACTTAACTAAATCATCTTCATCTCTTGCCACTTCAAACTCTCCTTCATAAACTTTACCATTAGGTTTCAATCTATATATAGAGTGTGCAAGTGCTTGTTTTACTAAATCTTTAATATGGAGCAAGTTTTCCTTCATGTCAGCAAATCTGCCAAACACTTCAATAGGATTGAGTCCCTGATATTTACCATTCTTAAACTCAGTTTGTTTCAGAACGTTATCTACTAAGTTGTATACCACTTCTTCTTTTGTATCATCTGTTACAGGAAGTCCTAACAAACGAGCCACTTTTCTCTTTCTCTCAGGAGTCATACTATCAAACTTGACAATAGCCTTGTTGATAAGTTGCTTCTTTTTGAACATTACAGCGTTTTCAATTTCATCATCAGCTACATAAAACTGTACGTCAGCAGCATATTCACCACGCTCCCAAGCTTGATAGCTAGAAGCAATTGTTGGATGAACACGTAACCAGGAGAAAGCTAACTCTTGCAGAGGAATACTAAGATCAAAATAGTTATCTCCATCTAACAGTTTTACAGGTTGAACATGCAATGTGTCTTCTGTAGAAGTGGAAAGTCCATAGTTCCAGAATTTAGAACGAGGACCAAGATCAATACCTCCAAGAGCATCTTGTAACTTTTGTTTAAGTGCAGTTACACGTTCAATTTCTAATTCTTTTTCCATAGGATCAGAGATTCTACGTATGTAAGATGCTTGAGGATCAAGTCCTGTTCTGTAGGTTCCATCAAGTTCTTTATAAGGATACTTGAAAACACCTGTACCAGGAATCCTTGTTAAACCTTTTAACGCAAGGCCACCTTGCATTGTCTGAAGTTGAGAGTTGTTGTACTCTTTCTTAATAGTGGAAATTTTCCCAATCTTGCCCATAATGTAGTTATTTTTTGTGGTTTTAATTTAGCAGAGATGCGAGGATCGAACCCCATAGCGACTGAGAGACACCCCAATCCCCATCTCTGTAGTTTT